TGCGGAACGCTTGCGGACGTGTGAACAACGGCTACCCCATTGTTATTATAGACTTTGAAAGCCATGCCGTTAATTGCGATTGTTGTTTTAAGTTTCATTTTGTTTTCTCCGTGTTGTTGAGTAGCTTTGTTGCTGCTCATGATATAAATATAGACTAAATGCTAACGGTTAGCAAGTCTTTTATTATCTTTTTTTATCGGTCATTTTGTTTTCTCCTGTTTTTTATTTCTTTCTCTTTCTTGATATCTCTTTCATCACTTTCTAAACTGATTCTAAAAATGATTAAAGACAATATAAAAGAAAGCAAGATTGTGATTATAACTAAAAGGGCTAACAACATCCTTAGTATTTCTACATTATCCATTTTCTAATACTCCTTAAAAATCAGCCTTTATTTTATCCATAGCCTCTTTCATTTGTTTGTAAACCTTTGCAAAAGATTCTTCTGGTACGTCCTCGGCACGCTCATAGCCAGCTGCTCCTAAAAGATTAACAAATGATTCATTATCAATAGCTGAAAGTTTTTTCATCGAGTCAAGAAACCCTTGCCTTCTATCAACTGGTTTTTTCTTTATTTGTTCTGTTTCTTCTGTGCTATGTTCTTCTGAAAAAACGGGCTTCTCATAGTCTTCTATATCTTGAGTGAATTCGCACGATCCACCCGTTGCAAGCAATACAGAAGCAACAAGAGACCTTTTTACAGCCATCTTCAGAACAGTATTATACACATCTGCAATATCTTCATTCTCTTTTTTATTCTCTCCCTTTTTGAAAATCATCCAATTGCCGTTTTCATCTTTTTTTGCGACGCATCCTACGCCAAGTATCGAATTGTTTTTTTCTTCCCAATATTTTTTTGGGACAGGCTTTCCAGTTGCGATTAGCTCAGTACCTCTGTATCTGTACTTACTCTCTTTTGTACAGCAAGAGCCTGCTGATGACGCAACAACAAAGCCATTTTGATTACGAAGTGTTGTAGTTACAATGTACTCACGGTGCCCTTCTCCTAACTCATTAATTTGTATGTTAGATTCAGGCGATAAGCCAAAAGACATACAAAGTAACTCCGCCCCATTCTTAAAAAGTGTGGGTTTCTTTCCGCATCCAGGTACTAAGCCGTAGTGTACATTCTCTTTCATCACTTCTTTTTTTATTTCAGTCACAAGATAAGACCTTTTTTTCAAGTCATTGACGTTTACAACTTGATATTCATCTTTTCTTTCTGATATTACTATTTCTTGATTCATTTTTTACCTCTGTTTTTTTTGTTGTTAAAAAATTTATTATAAAGCTCCCCAAAAAAAGCTCTACTTTCACTTAATTCTTCAGTAGATATTTTTTCGGGTAGATTATATTTTATTTTTTTTCTGAACTTTTCGACGCACAAATTATTTAAGATTTGAAGCGTTGGAATTTCCGAAATCTTTCTAGCTTCTAAAAAAAGATCTGCAATTTTTTCATCATCTATTTTCAGTTCTTTTGCGTACATTCTCGCTGTTACACGCAAAGTAACATCAGAAAGCCTTTTCCCAGCACACTCGTAAGCCATCGATAACTGAACTAGAAATTTTATTTCACGTTGCGTTAGCGAAGAAACGCCTTCATTTATCTGTAATTCATTCATTAGTCTTCTCCTAAAAGAATTCTCTCTAATTGGCTCTTAGCTTGGACAGCTTTATTTTCACTAAACTCTTGAGTCCACCTGGCCTGTCGTAGCCACGTTTGCAAGGTAGCACGTTCAGGAAAAAATTTATTCGATCGCCAAGCTTTCATTCGTAACTCATCTTCTCTAAGAAAAGCGGGCAGAAGCTTTACAACCTCTTCGCTCGGCTTTAATTTATATGCTTTGCACGTCTTTTTGAATAGTTTATATTCAATCTCAAAACCTCTTTTAGTACCACAATATTTTTTCCTAAAGTCTTCAAAGATGGTTTCAATTTTTGGTTTTTCAGAAACGCAAATTAATTTATCTATAAAATCATTTTGTTCTTCCATTTCTTTATCCCTCTTTTTTTTCCAAAAAAGCTTTTTTAATTCTGACTTTTTTTTACTTTTAGTTAAAATCATTATTTATAAAACTTTTCCTATAAAGATTTTTATCGTTCCAACTTCAGATATTATTTTTTCACTGCCGAAAAAATAATCTGTTTGCTCTTCTTCAATATCCCAGCCTAGAAATTCACAACAAAAACTAGGGGCGTTTTTTGAATATCCATTTTTGAATTCAATTAAGTCATATTTTTTCGCATCTCCATTTTTATCTAGTAGTCTAGAAAAAATCCAATCGCTAGGATCACGAAACTCTATTTTTTTAAACCCATCTTTCATCAAGTCGAACCACTTTTTTTTAAGTGTAAGCTTTAGAACCTTTTTCACTTCTTGATTAGTCATCTTTTCTCTCCTCGCAATATTTTTTTTGTTATCGGTAAATACACACTCGCTGTAATCATTTGCTTTATAGCAGGGTACTGCTATACCATTGAAAAATTGAAAGTATATAATACCAAACAAGTTTATCGCTATTGCAGGTTCGTGCTTATCATCACTCATAAGTTTTACCCAATAATAACTACCGCTAACAATGGCTATATTGCATTTCTTGGCTTCTGCTTCTTTTCTACCTTCTTCGTACATTTTAAAAAGATTCACATTCATTTTGTTTCCTCCGTTTTTGTAATTTAATATCCTTCGAGTTCGAGTGCTATTTCCATTGAACAACCACCCCTATCATTATAATCTCCTTTGTGCCAATCTATTTTGTAATGATATGCAGGGCTCCATCCCTTCGATTTCAAGAAATCGTGTTTAATCCAGTAATCATCAGGAACTTCTTTATCATATCTAAATTTACCATCTCTACCCTTCCATATCATTTGACCAAGATACAATGGAGGAATAACTCTTATGTCTCCATCAAGATGCTCTACTGTAGCATACCCTTTTTTGTTTAGAACAAACTTTTTTATAACCATAAATTTTATTCTCTCCTTAATTAAAATTGCCGCCAATCAATACCTTTTTTATTCAATAATCTTCTCGCTGCGATAGTACATTCATTGTCTGGGCAACCATTTGCAGTTGCTATTAGCCTTTCATTTCTAGTTAGTGGTCTGAGTTCACCATTTTCTACTTTTTGCCAATACTCTTTTCTCAATTCTTCTCGCTTAGCTATTAGACGTCGGTCTTTTTCAGATTGTGCATCAATCATTTTAGACCAAGTTTTATCTGAGTTATTGCCTTTATTTTTATGAAAAGCACTATCTCCTATATCTTGCCTGCTTGCACCATTTATAGAAAGGTATGTTTCCTCATCCATCTCATTCATAGTCATCTTTTCTCTCCTCGCAATATCTTTTCTGTTCATCCGTTAGTTTGTCTGCATGAAATTCATGAGCCGTCCAGGGCGATTTACGAACACAAAAATCAAACTGCTCTTTCGTTAATTTGTCCGCACAATATTTAAGAGCGGCCGATGCCCCTGCCCCTCTTAGAATGCAGTAGTCAAGCTGTTCTGGAGTTAGTTTGTCTGAACAGTGTTTAAGAGCCGTCACAGGCATTTCATGAATACAATAATCTAGCTGTTCTGGAGTTAGTTTTTCAGCGTAGTTTTCAAGAGCTAACCATGGATATTTTTCCACTTCTTTATCTGTCATCATTTTGTTTTCTCCTTGCAATAGTCTAATTGCTCTTTAGAAAGCATATCCGCACATTCTAAAAGAGCTGTTGCTGGGCATTCACGAACGCAGTAGTCTAGTTGCTCTGCCGTTAGTTTATCCGCACAGTACTCAAGAGCAGCAGCTGGCCTTTCACGAACACAATAATCTAATTGCTCTTTCGTTAGTTTATCAGCACAGTAATAAAGAGCTGTCGAAGGGTACTCGTGAACGCAGAAATCGAAATGCTCTGCAGATATCATGTCTGCACTGTATATAAGAGCGTCCCGTAGATCGTTCTTTTTTTCTTTATCTATCATTTTGTTTTCTCCGTTGTGTGTGATTATTTTACATAAAGTAAGGCTCTTTTCCCACCACGAAGAGGACTCCCGTTTATAATAAAAACAGTATGACTTAACGGCGAACCGCTGTTTTTATCTTCAAAGTATCCTTCTGGCATCTCTGCGTATATTTTCCACCACCTGTAAAAAAAATCATTACCAACTCGGTAGACTCCTGCCTTTGCTATGGAGTTGTACCAGCCATCGGCGTATCTTTTTTCCATCTCTTCTATTGCTGTTGTTTCTTGATTAGTCATTTTGTTTTCTCCGTTGTGTATGTAAAGAACCAATTTACTCTATCGGCAAAAACTTGATTATTTTTCCATATATGATCGACGGATCTTTTTCGTTAGCAATGCTTTTTTCAACGGTTTCCATTATTTTTTTTTCATCGGATCCTGAAATACACGCTCTTTTTATTTCGTTGTCTTTTTCGTCCAAAAAAGCTATTTCGGCTTCAAAAATATTAGGAATTGATAAAAAGTTGTGGATCTCCTCAGCGAGCTCTTGATATATATATAAGCTCTCCAGGAATGCACCATCTTCCATAGCTGATTTAATTTCTCTTGGTGTATAGGTTTCTTCAAAAAGGTCATTGATAAGTTCTTTTGCTTCGATAGATAAGTTTTTCATTTTGTCTTCTCCGTGTTGTTGAGCAACTTCGTCGTTGCTCATGTTATAAATATATACTAAAAGCTAACGGTTAGCAATAGTTTTCTTATCTTTTTTTATTTTTATTCCTCCATTTAGCCATTTTTCCATTTTCTCGAAATCTTTTCTCTGCTCTTTCGTTAGTTTATGAGGACAGCAATCAAAAGCAGTAGCTGGCGATTCACGAACGCAAAAATCTAGCTGTTCAGGCGTTAGCCTGTTTATACAGTATTCAAGAGCCATCCAAGGCTTTTTAATAACGCAAAAACCGAATTGATCAGGAGTTAGTTTTTCAGCAAAAAACTGAAGAGCGTGCATTGGCTGTTCACGAACGCAAAAATCGAACTGCTTAGATGACAACTTTTCCGAACAGAATAGAAGAGCGGCATAAGACGATTCACGAACGCAAAAATCAAATTGCTTTTTAGTTAGCTCGTTAGAATGGTGTTCTAGCGCATCCCAAGGACTTTTCTTTATTTCTTGTTCGGTCATTTTGTTTTCTCCGTGTTGTTAAGCTGCTTCACCGCCGCTCATGTTATAAATATAGACTAAAACCTAACCGTTAGCAATAGTTTTTTTATCTTTTTTCATTAATTTACAAAGTGCTTAAATTACGCTAAAAACGCCATATTTTGTAAACTTTATGTAACTTCTGGAAACACACTATATATATATGTCTTTTTTTGTGGCGCCTTTGCTTTGCTATTCCAAGTTGGAATATATTTTTTTCTGTTTTTTCTTGTGCTTAGTACTAAAGTATTACTAATAAACACTTTATTCACAAAACAACACCAAAAACACAATTTTTGTTTTTACATACAAATTAAAAGTTTACATAAAATTAATTTGTACGAATATACAAACTCCCTAGAGCCATATAGAAAGTGTATACATACAAAGTAAGGAGTAAAAAGTACAAAAGCCTGTGAGCCTATATGTACGTAGGGATAAAAAAGTTTACAAAACTACCCTTGAAAAATGATAAAAAAAAATGTAAATTTTAAGCGGTTAAAAAACAGTATTTATAAACTAATGTACAATAAGAAAGTAAATGCTTGCATAACGTTATTCAATTGAATGATGATAGGCATTAACAGTCAAACAAAGACTTCCTTGATTTCCTTTCTTAAAAAATTATATATATAAATCCCTAAACATGCGAAAGCGTAAAAATTTTTCCCCCATGCTATACTCTTTTTTTATTTGAGATTTTTAGATAAAACTTTTTCTAACTCTTTATGATTTTTATTTACATTGTTACCTACTGTGGCGATTCAATAAACTAAAACTTTGATAAATGACTGAAACTAAAAATACATACGAGCCAAATGGCACAGAAGAAGAAGTGAAGCTTGGTATTTTGCATAATATAAACGGATATTGGGTAAGCAACGAGGGAACTAAACAGCAACCAAACTACCACGTATGGATACCAAGTGTAACGCACTCGGTTTGCGATAGTGCCTATACAGAAATAGACCTTGCCATTTGTAGATGTAATTATTTGGCGAAAAATAAAATAGAATCACGTTACCAGCCATTGTAGGTAATATAAAAATAAAAACCTTTTTCTTTCTCTATAAGATTTCTTTATTTATATTTGGAAAAGAGGACTTAATTCGTGAGTGCGGAGTAAGACAAAACCAAGAACAACGAGGAACAAATGAATCTGAAGTACAGAAAGAAGCCCGTAACAATTGAAGCTTTTCAACTTACAGCCGATCGCTGGGAAGATAATCGAGATTGGCCTAGCTGGTTACATGAGGCTTGGAATAGTGGCGTGTTCTTTCCAGACAAACTCCCAATCCGTATTCCAACAATCAAAACGCTTGAAGGGAATCATATTGTCACGCTTGGAGATTTCATTATCCAAGGAGTGAAGGGCGAACTGTATCCCTGCAAACCAGATATTTTCTATGAAACATATGAGGATGTGCCCTAACAACCGCTGTACCTGACATTCTATAGGATGCTGGTTAAGCAAGCATTAGACTAATTTCCACCATCTGAAGGATGGCTACTATAAAAAATTAAAATATCTTCTTTATATTATATTTTTATATATATTTAGATAAGAGGATTTTGTTTTCTCCCCCTCGAAAAGGCTGCTTAGATAACTACTTCTATCTAGGCAGTCTTTTTTTATGTCTTGTTTCGTACAAATTAACCTAATTTATATGTACAAACGTTAATTTATGCGTATATTTATACACAAATTCATTAGTTTGTGTAATAAAATGTGTATATTATATATGTAAACACACATACAACAGACAGAGATACTATAATGAAAGAACCAAACAGAAAAAATAGAATTGATGAGCTTGAAAAAGAAATCAACTTGCTTAACGAACGAGTTACAAAGATAGAAGCATCTTTCAAAGTGAAAGATAAAGAAGAAGAAAAACCTAAAACTTCGTTTATGTAAAATGATAACTGAAAAAGATATTAAAGACGGTCAAAAGACAAGACAAGAGATGCTTAACGCTTTTAGAGCGAGTAGAAAGATAGTGTCTTGGAAAAGGAGAGGCGTTGCGAAAGAGCTACCTGAAAGGAAGCTTATTAATTTGCGGCGTGATTATTACAATTGGATAAAAGAAAATTATTTCCCAATTTTGAAACACCCATCTTTTTTAGACCAGAACGATCCTGAATTTCTTTTAAACGCATGGCGTTCTTTTTGCACGATGTCACTTGTGCGATGCAGTAATCACTGTAATTTTTTACTTTCTATCTATCCAGAAAGTGCGAAGTATTTTATAGAGATCGGCAAGATAAAAAAAATATTACCTCTTCGTAGCTCATTTGTTGATACGTATCAAGAGGGTGACGAATCTTATTCAAAAGAAAGAGTTGCGGTAGAAAAGGATTTTGCTAACTGGTTTCTTGAAGCAAAAGAACAAATCAAAACACTACTTGCACAAGACTGTTATTTTTTTGGCAATGTGAAAAATAATAGCCCACAATACTTCATGGAGAAATTTGTCGTCGATAAAGAAGACAAAGACAACAAAGACAACGACGCAAAAACAGTTCAAGTTGATTTTAATATTATTTCGAGACAAAGTAACGCCAATGAAAATAAAAGTTAGCGTAGATATATCCGAGCAACAATCGAGATTTCTTCTTTCAGAAAAGAAATTTACTGCTTTTGTTGGTGGGCGTGGTTCAGGGAAGACTTTCATTCTTGGGCATAGAGCAGCAGGAAGAGCCGCAAATGGCAGAAACCAGATCGTCGTAGGAAGAACGTATAAAGAGCTTAGGCGAACGATTATCCCGAGCGTAAAAAACGCTTTAGAATTATATAGAGTTCCTTTTAATGAAAATAAAACTGACAAGGTCTTAACGCTGAAAAAAAGCAACATTATTTTTTTATCTGGAGAAGATCCAGAAGCTATTCGGTCATATACTGATTACCACGATGGCTATATAGATGAAGCTGCCTGGCAGAAGCATATGGTAATGAAGAATCTATCTATGTGCTTGCGTGGAAAAGATGTGTTGAATCCTACTGTTAACTTTACAACAACACCAAGAGGCGGATCTTGGTTTAATTTGTTTGTAACGAAATCAAATCAAGAAAAATTAGATCTAATACAGTGCTCCACTTTTGATAATCCTTTTTTATCTGAAGATTCTTTAGAGCTTTTCAAAGAGGCTTTATCTGGAGACGAGAAGCTAGCAAGGCAAGAGCTATACGCTGATATGCTTTCAGAGTCTCCAATCAATGCGGTAATTCCAGACAACTTCATTTTCATGAGTGATGTGCCTACAGACTTGCCCGTGTCTATTGGTATTGATGTGGCAAGAGAAGGCGTTGATAACACATTCATAGTCGTTAGTAATGAGAAAGGCGTTGTTGAATCGAACAAATTCTCAAACTTGGATGGCATTAATTTATACTTAAATTTTGAGAAGATAGCAAAGAAGTATAGAACATTGTGCTCTGTGAATGTTGATAATACAGGCGGTTGGGCGAGTTCATTTCTAGACATTGTAAAGACAACAGAATATAGAGACAAGGTATTTGGGATTAACTTCGCATCCTCAGCAAGTAACAACATATACGCGAACAAACGAGCGGAGATGCTTTTTAAGTTGAGAGACTTATGCGGGAAAAAAGCTTTCTCTCTAAAGAACTGTCAAGATATCGTAAGCGAAATAAATGCAACAACATATTTTTTGAACGGCTCTGGACAACGCCAAATAATTGACAAAAAATTAATAAAAAAAGATATTGGCCACTCCCCAGATGAGCTTGACGCTGTATCTTTAAGTGTATTAAATGGATTTAATTTACATACAAATGAAGCAAGGTATTCACCCTTGCCACAACAAGGTTGGTAATTATGAACGGAATTGTAAAAGAGTTTATAGACTTTGCAAATAAAGCGAAGGACAAATATAAATCAGAAATAGATGAGATGAAAATCGACCGTGATATTTTTTCATCTACAAAAGTTTGGGATGAGAAAGATGAAAAGGTCAGAGGAAAAAGTAGGGACAAGTCTACAGTAAATCCGCTTCCGATGTATCGTAACGCTATATGTAACAGCTTTAATCGATACCCGTATGACGTCGAAGTCGTAGGACAAGCACCAGAAATAATTAAAGACAAATTAAAGAAAATATCTATTGACTCTGGATTAAATAGTATCATAATGCAATGCGTGTCTGACGCTGTAATTATGGGCAAGGGCTTTGCTTTCATTACAACTAACGGAAATGAAATACAGATAAATTATTCAGACGATCCAACACAGGTTATTATAGATAGCGAATCGAAAGCCATTGATGGGAGCGACATACAGAAGATTGCTTTTGTAGACAAGATGAGCTACGAGAAAATAAAACAAACATTTCCTTCTTTCACGCTAACAGAATATGAATTGAAGGCATCAAAAAATTTAGACGTTGGATGTTGGGAATCAGGAAAGTATAGTTACAATGTTATTAGTTACTTTACTCTCAATGAAAGCGGCGTTACTTTATACAGAATCATCGGCGATGAAGTCGTTGAGACCATTATCTACGAAGGACTAAAGAAGATACCCGTAGTTCCTTTGTATGCAAATGAATTTTGGAAAGAAGGAAGCAGGCATTACAAGGGCATTGTAAGGGATGTTAGGGATCTTATTAAGATAGTTAACTATTCTTACTCAGCGTTAAAAGAAAGACTTGCTTGCCCATTGATCCCAAAAACAAGGGTTTCTTTCGAGTCGGTAGAAGGATACTTAGAAGATTACACACAAAGTAACAAATCAACAGCAGGCGTTGAGCGTTATAAGGAATGGTCGGCAGATGGTAGAAAATTAACCGCCCCATTTTCAGAATATCCAGAATTAAAAAGTAATGACTTATTAGTCGTAATTGAAAATGCAAAGAGCCAAATAGCGAACATCATTGGCGTTCCACAATCTGGTCTTGCTTTTGAAACAGACGCCGCACAGGCAACAGCGACCGAAGTTTTACTTCGCTCACAAGCTAACGTAAATAATGTGTCACACTATTATCAACATGCAAAATCAAGCTTAAAAAACTTGATGAGCATCTGCTTAGAACTTTTATGTTATGTAGAAGGAGTAGAGAATACTTTTGAAATCGCTGTCACTAACGGCCCAGAAACTTATATCAGAAAAGAGATGCTAAGGCAGCAACTGATGGCAACACAATCGCTTGTGCCTGATGCAGTGAAGCCTTTGATTATGGCAGAAGTTGTGAAGACTTTAGAAATAGAAAATGCAGAAGCATTGAGTAACGCCATTCTTTTGACTTTACCTGAAGAGTTAAGACCAGTGAATAAAACACCGCAAGCTTTGGCTTTAGAATTAGTACAAAGTAAGCAGCAGATAGAACAACTACAGCAAGCATTGCAACAACTTAGCGAACAAAGTAAGCAGTTGCAGGAAACAATAAATACTGATGTGATCAATAGCCAGAACCAATTGTTGATGGTTCGAGTACAGAATGAAAGCTCATTGAAAACAAAGCTAATAGAGATGCAACAACGAAATAAAGAATTCGAACTAAACTATCAATTAGAAATAGCGAAGGTAGACGCATCACAACGGGAGAAGCTGATGGAACAAGCTAATGAGCAAGCTAAAATACAAAATACATTAAGGCAAACGGCATTGAAGGAAATAGAGCTAGCAGAAAAAATGAGGTTAGAAGAGGAACAAAAGAGAAACGAGTTGTTAGCATTTGCGTTTAATAATAATTAATTTGTATTAAAATTAGTTTATATGTAACACTTGTAATTTTATTTAATTATATTTATAAAAACAAAGGACAGAGATATGGCTGAAGAGCAAGATATAATCAATAAGTATCGTGGCATTTCGTCAAACGATACTGAACAAAAAACAGAAGAGCCTGTAGAAGAACAGACTCAAACACCGACAGAAGAAGCCGAGACCCAAAAAGAAACGGTCGAAGGTGAAAGTGTCGAGACACCAGAAGAAAAAAAATCTGATGGTGAAAAAGAATTTAAAAACAATAGTTCTCCACACGTCGAGCGGATTATAAAAGATCGATTAGCACGACAAGCAAAAAAACATCAGAGAGAACTAGAAGCCTTGCGAGCTGAGCTGCAAAGCCTCAAGAAAAAAGAGGAAGAGCCCGAGTTCACAAGAGATGACTTTATTGACGAGGAAGAATTTGAGCGATTTAAAGCGGACAGATTAAAGAAGTCAATAAAGACAGACGTTATGAAAGAATTTGAATCCTCTCAAAAAGAGAGAGAAGCTGAAAGAGCACAGCAGGAAAAAGTAAACGCAACTATCGCAAACTTTCTTAAAACTCCTGAAGAGTTACAAGAATGGAAGAGCAGACTAGAGGATTTTGAAGAAGACTATTCTGATTTTCTAGAGAGTGAGCAAGGACAAGAGATGTCTTCGTTCATGATTAACAGTAGCGTATTCCCAGTGATGTTTGACTTAATTGCAGCAAACCCTAGCGTTGTAGACAAACTAAGCACACTGAGTACAAAAGAAGTTTACTTCAATTTAAAGCAGCTCGAAGAAGCGATTCTGAAAAAAATAACTGGGACAAAAGAAGCCCAACAACAAGAAAATAAAAATGCAGATGAACAAAAACCAAAACGTTCTCTGCCTAATTCTGGAAAGTTCGGAGGATCTTCATCAAGCACATCATCAAGGCTAGATCCAAATAGCAAAGACTTTGATGCTAAAGAATACTTGAAAAGAAAATATCCGAATCAGTACTAAAAAGGAAAAAATTTATGGCAAACTTAGCTTCAAACATTACCACAGCACAACTTGACATTCTGTCTGTTGCTGTTGAAAAATATTCCCCTATCCTTGAAGACGTTCGATCTTCACAGAAGGGATTAAAGGGGCGTACTGGCGGCCTCCTTCGTGTTGTCATTCCTGATTCTGGCTCTGTAGTGATCACAGAAAATGGGGTGCGTAATATAACAAATGAAACTTTAAGTAATGCAGAATTTTCAAAAGACTTAAGAATTTCTTCTGCTAACACTGCTTTTAGTGCTACTGTATTAGAGCGAGTGACAAACGTTGATGATTTCGATAAAGAGATCGTCCAGCCTCGTGCCGTAAATTACGGTGAAACAATCAACGAAACTATCATTGACAAGGCTTATACAGTTGCTGGAATCGCACAAACAGCCGCTCTTTCAACACTTGACTTTGATGCATTAGCAACAACCGCTGGCAAGCTTCGTGAAAATCGAGCTACTAATCTAGTAGGCTATATGTCACCAACAGTGGCAGCAAAGCTAGGTTCTAAAGGGGCTAACGGCTCATTCCTTCCTCCAGCTATTTTGGAACCAATGTACAAAGATTGCCAAATTGGGCGATTCGCAAACGTCCAATGGAAAGAATCAAAGATGCCCGTATTCACTGTTGCAGCTGCGAATGTAATGGATGATGATTGGGTAATCGACACGGCTGGAGTAGATGGCGTCGCAGGAACAATCCTTCTTGACGATGCTTCGGGAACAACTATCACTGGTTCTACTGTGATTAAAAAAGGTTCTGTCTTCACAATTGCAGGCGTTTATGCAAAAGATGTGTTGGGCAAAAATACAACTAATCTCAAGGCTTTCGTTGTGCAAGAAGATGCCACAGGTACATCGGGAGGAAAGATCACTCTAAAAGTGGGTGCGTTCTCAAACACTGGCGCACATGCTAATGTCAGCGTCATGCCAGTAGCTACTAACAAACCAACTCCTGTTAACTGCGGTGCGGTAGGAACATATTCTGTTGTTTTCGTTTTCGAAAAAGGAAATATCGAATATGATGCTGTCGAGCTAAACACCGCTGGTTTTGAATCCGTTTCTGTTTCTGGGATCGATTCCAAAATCAAAACAACTGCATTAGTTAGTGGCGACATCAACACGCTAACAGCAAAGTATCGAATTGATTCGGCCTTTGTAACTGGCGGCATTGATGACCGTAGAGCCGCTCTATTGTTTGTATCAATCTGATAATTAAGTTGTACATATAAGCTTAATTTATCTATATTATTTATTAACCCTACCTGTCTGGGTAAAAGACAGTGCGAAGAGTTTTTTTCGTGCTGTCTTTTTTTATTAGGATTAAAATGACTATAAGAGATATAATTACATTAATAGCGGCAGACATTAACTACACGAGCGGAAATAATTCCGTCGGGTTAGAAGAGGCAAATAGAATTCTTTCATTGATGAATAGATGCATTAACATCTATAACACGCAAGGGTTGCTGTCTTTCAATTATCACAGCGAAACACCGCAAAAAATAAATGGAAATTACTTTGTAAGTAACGGAATAGATGTTGCTGCGTTGTATGTATTATGCAATTCAAGCAAGCTACGTATAAAGCAAGTACAACTAACATCTCTTTATGAGCTTACTAATAGCGGTGTGATGCCATCACTATTTTCTATAAAAAGAAATATAGATGTAAATGGTGTTCGAATGATTCAACTTTTTTTTGATACAAAAAATGTTGCGTATGATTTAGAGGCCGTCATAAAAGAAGACTTACCAGCATTTAATTTGAACGATGAATTTACGCTACCGCCAGAATACCAAAATCTTTTAATTAGTGACGTTCAATTACGTTTACTTGTGAATGACGATATTTCTCCAAGCTCGTTACTTTATATAGAAAAGAAAAGAGAATTTGAAGAAGTAAAAAAATTAATTAAGGAAGCAAACTTCAAAAATTATGATTTTGGAGAATATGCAATAAGCAAGTTTGATAAGTTCAATGCAGGTTTGTTCCTATGAAAAAGCTTCTTAATTCATTTACTGGTGGATCGTCAAAGTACAAAGATTTAGACTTTGTTTCTCATGAAGAAAACTTTAATATGTTTCCAGAAACGCTGGAATCTAACGAACACTACACGAATAAAGTTTTAAAAAGTCTTACTGGCTCAAGAACGATATTATCACAACTAGGTGGATTCTGTAGAGGGCTATACATTGCATCGACAAGTCCGCTGACAAGCTATAACGGTGGAACACCTTTATTATATGGGGTCTACGGGGCTAGGGTTTATAGAATTTATAATGATTTTTCTTATGATTACATCGGCGATGTTGCAGATAATAGCGGGCCTGTATCTTTTGCAGAAACAAGCGGAGTGCCTGCACACCTTTGTATCTGCTCATCTTTTAATATCTACACTATTAATTTAGAAACTGAAAGTTCGTTAGTATCTGTCGATGTGTTGGAATTGCCCAAAAAGGCTGGAGAGCTAACAAGTATAAGGCCGACAATGATCACGGCTTTAAACTATAGAATAATTTGCAATGATAAAGACAGTGATTACTTTTATTATTCAGAGCTTGGAAAGCCGAATGGCATTAATAACAATTACGCTTTTTATAAGTATATGACAAGATATACTTTCATGAAAAAGGACGGAACTTTAGTAACTGCAGACGATAATCAATACTACCCACCTTCAGAAGGTTCATATGTTGAAGGGACTTTAGTCACAGAAGATGTTTGGATGGGCTCGCTTAACTACATAAAAGCGGAGTTCAGAAGCGATAACATCGTTGCTATAAAAGCAATGGATGATTATCTATTCGTTATCGGGTATAGTTCTTATCAAGTATACAGGTGGCAAGATAATATAAACACCCCTTTTATAACGTCTACAAAAAATAGTTCAATAGGATGTAAGGCACCATATAGTGTTTCGGCAATTAATAACAAATTAATTTTTTTAGGCGCTTCATCAGTAGGGACAAATGCCATTTGGGTAAGTGACGGGCAGGGCATAGAAAAGATTTCTTCTGCATGGATAGAAGAGCAGATAGAAAGCTTTACAAGAACAGATGATGCATTCTCTTTCTGTTATGTTGATGGGAAGCATACATTTTATGTTATATCATTCCCTTCTGCTAATAGAACTTATTGTTATGACTTTGACGAAAATGAATGGCATACAAGAGCGACAAGAGACATAAACAACGAACAAAAATGTTGGTTCCCTGCCTTTGCTATAAAGTATTCTGACAAAATAATAATGGGTGCTTTCAATGAAGACAAATTAATTTATCTAGATAAAAATAAATATACAGATTACAACGATAAAGTAATAGAACGCTCAAGAACAACTGGCATAATTATCAACAATTTTAAAAAGATAATAATTCATTCTTTAGAAATAATTATTAATTCTGGAAAAACGAATATAGAAAAAGAGTATGACGATCAAATGAATGGGTCAACGCCTGAAGGTTTTAACCCAAATGTAATGCTTATGACTAGCGTAGATGGGGGCTATACATGGGCTGGCGAAAAGTGGGCAAAGGCTGGGCGTATAGGAGAATACAACTCAAGATGTATTTTTAGAAATTTAGGAAGAGCACAAAGAATTGCGTTCAAAGTAACGATGACAGACCCAGCCCCATTTAATATTTCTAAAGCTATTCTTGATTATACAGAGTGTGGTAGATAAATGATAACAAGCAACGTAATAAATCCATATTCTTCAGAAACAAAAGACTTGCTTCCGTTGGTATTAATAAAGAACGGGATGGTTGGTTTGCTCCAATCGGATGGATTAGTTAATTTATCTACAATTAAAAAACTAAATCTTCCAAATGCTGTATATGACTACACATTAGACTTTAATTTTTATCAAAAAATAAACGGTGTTAATTTGTACCAAAGAACAAACAAAATTTATATTTGTAAGGAACAGACATCATTAGATGTTTCATTAGTTGGCCTTGCATTTATTCAAGCAAACTTAATTTTAAAACAATGAGGAAAAAATGGCAATAGGTGATATCATTTCAAGTGCTACAGATGCAATAGGGCTTACTAATGTAAAGGGTAAAAGAAAGGCGTATGATAATGCAGAGAGTATGTTACAAGATACTCTTGCTAAATCAGGACAAACATATAGCCAAATTTTGGAATCAATAAAAGGAACTGGCCGTAACCTGCAAGATCAGCTAGGTGGTGCTTCTTCAGTAAGTGATTGGATTAATAGCATTAAAGAAGCAGGCAATAAAGACTATTCTGTTGACTCGTCAAAAGTTAGCGGATTTGATTGGGACAAAACAGTAGATGATTACTTAGACCCCAATGCATCATATATGATCGAACAAGCGACACAAGCGGCACAAAACACCTTAGCTGGGCAAGGTGGGCTATTTAGCGGAGGGGCTGGGCAGCAACTGCAAGCTGTTGCAAGCGATAAGGCTAGGGAACTATATGGCGATGCACAAGAACAAATGAATAAAGAAAAATCATTTGATTACAACAAATTGCTTGATGAGTTGAACATTGATGCTGGAAATATAGGCCGTGAACAAAATCGAGATATGGCTTATAGTTCCAACTTGGGTAATGTCGCAAACGCTTATCAAACATCAGTAAGTGATACACAAGAGGGCGTAAACAATGCTCTATTGTCTCAACTGCAAAATGACTCATCTATTCAGCAAGCACTAGCGAACTTGGGAATTTCAGAAGCCTCTGCACCGACGGCTTTGGGTTCTATTTTTGGAGATGTTCTTGGATTTGCAAGTGCGTTTATTCCCCAAAAAGGAGTGAAAGAAAATGCCTGATTTTAATTTATTCAGATTTCAAAATCAATTAAACACAAAACCTTTAGAAGAAGGCTTATCAAGTGATTATTCTAATGCAGGTCGATCTATTGGTGGATTGATTGGGTTGGGATTAAAGATAAAAGGGAATAAAGAAGCGGAAGAAAAAAACGCTGCCCTCGAAAAAAATAAAAAAGACTTTTTAAACTTTCTTGATAATTACGGCAACGGCTTAACAGATGAAGCCATTATGAGAGAGGGCAATAGATACGGATTCCCAGAAATTGCCGCTCAATTTGTAGAAGCAAAGTCTGGTCGATTAAACAGAGAAGAATCACTAAGAGCAAGAACCGAAGCAGAAAAAGAAAGCGGAGAAACAAGAAAAGCTATAGGAGAGAGCAATCGCTTAACATTGCAATCAAATATCCAAGACCTTGAAGATAACATAAACAATTTGACATTACAGATAAAGTCACGCTCTAAAGAATCGCAAGAGGCTAGAAACCTAGCGGCTAAAAGGAATGCTCTTCAAAAAAGAGCAAACGATATGAAGAAAAATTATGAAATAAAATTTGGTCCTTTTGAATCTAATTTAATTGACGATGATAAAATAGATACAGATGATTCTGTATACGAAGAAATCGAAAGTATAGTAGATAGATTAAAAGATAACGATAGTTTTATTAAAGAATTTTCTGGGTTATCAGATACTTTTCAATCACTAGAAAAAGATGATGCATCAAAAACTTTAGATAAATTAAAGTTGTTTGAAAGTAAACTAGAAAAAAACCAGAGAGCGTTAAAAGATAGAAAGGATAAGGCTTACAAGTCAATTGAAAATTTGAAAAACAAAACTGTAAAAGGTGGAAACGTAAGTAATAACCGTTTTATAATCGACGACATTGCCGCTTTACATAAAGTTGTGTATGGCAAAAATTTATCAAGAGATGAAGTTGTAAATACTTACAAACTAAACTTGATTGAAGGAGAAGATTATTAATGTCAAAGGGTTTTTCTTATCCAATCGACTTCGGAGACAAAGAGAAAAAAATAGTTGAAAAAAACTATTCTAAAATCATAGAGCTTGATAGGCTTCTGCGTGATGGCTCTATTGACGAGAGTGAAGCCGCAAAAAATGAATTATTGAAAATGTTTGAAACTCGTTTTGTGAGTGATCTTTTCGAGCCTGTTAAATATGCTGAAGAGATCGCTACGAAAAAAAGGAGTGATAGAGAGGAAGAAAGCCGTAAGTCATTAAAAGATGCTGGTGATAGAGAGACTCCATTGTTGACACCAGAGGCAATTATAAAAGCATATAAGCCGATTGATGAAGAAGGTAATTTGTATGTAATGGCAAAAGCGCCTAATGAAAGCGACAAGGCTTTTATCTCAAGACAAAAGGCTGCATTTAGTAATATGGGCTTGCCATGGAATGCAGAAGCGAAAAGGCTTGTGTCTTCAGTTATGCAAGAAGCTGGAATAAAAGGGGCAAGGGCTAAAGTAGTTAGTGATTACGGAAAAAGTTTGGGTGGGTTTCTTGGTTCATTTGTTATTCCAAGAACAAAAGAAAGCGTAGAAAAGGATATTTTGGAAGGCGGTGATGGAAAAATAAAAAAAGCAGAGGTGGCTCTTGATGTCGGTGAAAACTTAGCACAAACGGCAAATCCTTTTTCAAGACTGTTTAAAGGAGTGAAATATTCAAAAGCTATTCCAAGGACTGTTGGGAATGCATCTTTTGCCCCTGTCGCTTCTGAAATAGCAGATGCTTTGTATTACGATGAAAAAACAAATAAAGACCGTGCTAATCCATCTCTTTTTGATATTGTCACGGCAGCAGGTTTGAACACCGCCGCTGATTACAAGGCAATGAAAAGAGGGCGGCAAGCTATGAGAGAAGCTGGAATTCCTATTACAGGCTATTCAAGAAATTATTTAGGACAAAAAGAATTAAAAAGAATGACAAAAGAAAATGCGATTAGAAATAAAGAAGAGGCCGCTAAGAATCTTAAAAGGATTCAAGAGCTTCCAAACTTTATCTCTGATGCACAGACATTAAAAAATCCAAACAAAATAAGAAAAGCAATTCAAGAAAAAGGCTATTCTATAGATGAGTTGGAATCCTCTTTTCCAAGTGTGCAAGCTTTTGATGATTGGTTAAATGGGCGTGTAGTCTTTGAGAATATTGAAGATATAGATAACTTAACTATCCCACTTTTAAGGAAGGCAAGAGCCGACTATCAAAAGGCATCTTCAGAAGCTGCCGAGGTCATTATGAAGGGAGCAGAAAAAAGGGAAAAAGGTGCATTCGGTTATTTTAAGCCCAAAAAACCTGCTAGATTTTCTAGAGTAAAAGATGATTTTGTGAAAGAAAAAGACTTTGAAAAAGGTAAAGAAATTGTAGATAACCTTTTAGCCGCAAAAAAGAAAAACCCATTTGACAAAAAAACAAATAATTTTTTTATGGGCGAGTTAAAAAGAGAAGGCTTTAATAACAAAGAGATCGCTGAAATGATGCTTGATAAAGGCTATCAGCCAAGTGTAACTGAATATACCAGCGGTGTTTTTAATCAAGTAATTAAAGAGAGAGAAAAATTAAAAAACGCAAAGCCAGTAAGGCATAAGGCGATAAAGAAAGATAAATCTTTTGAAGCCTTGTCAGAAAACCCAGAAACCTATCGAGTTTTGGGAACTGGGAAAAGAGTTAGTGCGTCGGAGAAAGCGAAGTATCAGCAAAGCTTGCCAAAAAAAATGCCGTCACAATTTAAAGAAGATATTACAAGTCCAGAAAATAGGCAAAATATATTTGACATGGTTAGAGGCTACGCTATTAGAGAAGCTTCTCCTTTTGTTTCTGGTTCACTGACTAGAGATATAGAGCCGTTCTTCATGGATGATATTGAGGAAGAACGACAAGACAAAAAAAAGCTAGATGAAAAGAAATCTTTAGAAAAAAAACAATTGTTTAAGAAATTATACGGACGTTAATTTATATGCTATTATCTAAAGCACTAAAAATGAGTAAGCCGAAGGCGAAGCGGATAAGGAATACCGCTTGGTACTCTGGGAACATTGAAGCCGACGGGAAGATCGACAAAGACACTTATTATAAAAGTTCTTACCACTCAAATATTAATCCTCAAAAATCAAAAAAAGGAACTTGTAACTATTGTTTAAGATGTAACGGCCGTATTTTCAAGGGTTCTGATTTAATTTTGGCTAATGGAGAATTCGGTCATCATCCAAATTGTAAGTGTTCTTTTACCCCAGTGGAAAAGGGCGTAAAGGTGAAAAATGGATTTGCGACAAATAAAGATTACGGTGCAAGAAAAACGCTAGACGCAAGAAGCATGAAGGCTTTACCTATTTCGCAGCTTGGAATGATCGCAAGAAAAAGAGGCTTTGAAAACAAGATTGCAGACAAAGGAAGCATCATGAAATACATTAAAAATTCGAGGTACTAAATGGACGTTTTATTTAGCGGCGATACAAGAAGGATGTTTTTAGATTTAAATCAAAAGCCATTAAATGGGATGGTTCAATTTTTAGATTATGGAACAAGCAATCAGAAGGCTATATATAACGAAGAAGGCACACCAATAAACAATCCTGTGAGCTGTTCGTTTGGAACGCTGCAATCGTCAGTAAAACTCGTTGGGAAATATACTGTTAAGCAGTGGCTATATGTTGGGAATGGCGACCCAGTAAGCGATTGGGCAGATGATGACTTAAGAGCTTTAAACTTTCAAATGGATTCGACTTACCCTGCGTTCGGTGATTCATTACAGGCACCAACAACAGCAACGAATATTATTTCAGTTGATACAATCGATGCGTTAAAAAACATTAATACAGAATCAAATCTAATTTTAGTCAAAGGATATTACACACTAGGCGACTGCCCATCAAGATATTTTTTCAGAGATAGTTCTGGCGTTGCAAATAGCGGAAGCTGCTTTAAATCAAACAACGGTGAATATTATTGGAAATTGCTTTTAACATCGAGCGAGATTGACGCTTCATGCTTCGGAATAGTCGCAAGAGAAGGCTATAACTATCATGTAGAAATGGCTGATTTTTCTTTATTCTGTTTACAAAATAGAATTCAAAAAGCAATATTCAAAGATAACATTTGGTTTAGTGGCACGGCAGATTTTGGTTATACGTGTTTTGTACAAAGTAATATTATTTATAATATGTTTACTGGGACTGGAAGCATTATATGCAACGACACAAATATTATAACTACTAACCTCGGCGGATACTTTACTTTGTATGCAGAAGAGCAAAAATCTTCATTAAGAGCAGTATGGACGTACTGTAAAAAATTAATAATAAATAGTTCTTTAGATGGTAGGACTTTACAAAATTTAGTTTTAGATTTTCATTATAACGGAACTATTAGTAATTGCATTATTACTAACTGCGTTTTTGCAAATGCTTATAACGGGTGCTTGTTAAGTGGAAATACATTTAGCAACACACCTGAAGTTCGCTCGAGTTGGTTTTCAGAAACATCTATTGCTATAGGCCAATACACTGGGATAATAAAATTTATTATTGATTCTATTTGCGAAGTTACTTTATCACAAAGTAACGTAATCACCTCTTTTGTTTTTGAAAAAAATGGTGGTAAATTAAAATATACTGGCTCAAGTATTAAGTACATTGAATGCACGGAGCCTTTATATAACTGCTTCGACGGTCTTTTATCCCCTTCTAGTGTTGGTGAAGTAAAGATAGACTGGTACTTGAATAAAAAAGAAGCGTTAGTAGCTTTTGGGAACATCGATTTATGCAACAAAGATATTATTATCGGCGATGACGTTACTTTTTACTCTAACAAAAAAATAAGAAATGGCACGTTAAGATTACACGGTATAACATCGTCTTTTGGTTTGTCTATAACAGATCTGAATTTAGTCGGACATATGACAGTAAATAGTTTGACCGCTTATAATTGTTTGTTAGATGTGGCATTAGGACACTTGACATTTACAGGTGCCGTTTTTCACAATTGTAGAATAACTTCCAGTTCCATGCATAATCTTACGGCTGAAAATATGGAAGCATATAACAGCGTGTTAGATTGTGATCTGATCATTACAAAAGGATTAAAAACTATAAATACGACTGCAAAAGACGTGACGCTTGTTGGAAACGCAGTATCATGCGATACAAAGTCTAGCACGTTTTTTGATTTAATTCTACAATGCACTTCATTTGGAAAAATAATTTCAAGCGGTTGCGACTACAATAGTATTGATTTTGTTGGAACTGGTACTGAAATTCTTGTCATAAAAATAACAGACGCTCACATTGCCGATGAAATAAAAAGTACAGGAACATTTGATTTGACCGCTGGTGCGGATGGATACACGAAGCACAAGATATGCTTTAAAAATATTACTTTTGATAATGAAAATAAAGCAGTGTACACTAATGTCGTTAAAAGTACATATAACTCTGGTGGGCTTTATCTTTTCTACTTAAATGGAGATGATTACTTTAACGCATCAAATAGAAAAGAAGTAAGCATGAGAGTAAGTGATCCTTCTGATATACCGACAACATGGTTTCTCCCATCTGGTGCAAGAGACGGCCTTTATACTGAAGTGATAATGTATCCATTTAATAGAAAACAAATAATTGAGAGATAAAAAATGTTAAACAACGAAAACTACGGCTATTTAGTTCACCCACTGTCGCAATTTATGGATAACAATCTAAAGCCGCTAACAAGTGCTTATATTAAAGTATTCTATGCTGGTACAAGTTCAAGTGCTTATACATACAGCGATTGGGAAGGCACTCTTAACACTTCTAATATTATGCTGAGTATGAATGGCTCTGCTAATGTGATAGCTGAAAAAAATAAAGCGTATAAAGTAATGTTATGCGATGCGTTACATCCACCATCTAACCCTATTTGGGTAAAAGATAATTTGTATGTAATTAGTTCAGAAATAGCTTTGGACGTCGATTATAAAATCTCTTCCGCCGTGCAAAATCTGCAAACTAAGCTCACATTTGATACCACTCCAACTGCGGGTAGCTTCAACCCAGTCTTTTCTGGAGGAATTAAAACTGCCCTAAACGCAAAGCAAGATGTATTCACTATAATAAACGCAGATTCGTCTACTACTGAAAGCACAGTTACTGTAAATATTGAGCAGGGCGATTTTTACATAGTAGACTTGAGCGAAGAGACTTCAATAACTGCTATTGAAATTGTGCTAACAAATAATGCTTCAGCCGCATTTCCGTTGTGGTGGTTTAAGATTGAATCTGGTTCAGATGCTACTTTGTCTGTAAAGATAGATTCCGTAGCGGTTGGGTGGCTAGGCTCTGAAATCACTAACATCGAACTCGGTAAAACTATTGAGATAAATGTCGTCGATGGCATAGCTTGCGGGGGTGAACTCGTATGATAACAGCTATCTTGGCTCGTCGCAGGGTTTTACTTGCGAAGCAGAGTGGGAATGCACCTGATATGGTCTTGTTGATAAACTCACCAAATACAGGTGACTTTTCAGTCAATACGAACTACGGAACGTTCACGGCAGCTAAGGTTTCTGATTACTCATATCTTGGCACAACAGTAACGCATAAGCTATCCATTAGCGACGTAACGTTTTCAGCTGGGCAACGGATTTCCGACGATTCCGCTGTTCGTGGGTTATTTGTTGGGGTGGAATCTTGGGGCACATCTAACACATATACGAATACTACGTCTTTATTTAATGAGTGCACCAATTTGCGTGGTATCCCAGCGTCTTGGGAAGGTTTAGGGGCGTTAACTAATGCTAGTGAGATGTTCGCCTTCTGTACCTCCCTCACAAGCATTCCAAATTCGTGGACAGGCTTAGGGGAGGTAACTGCCGCTTTTGCTATGTTCGCCTTCTGTACCTCTCTCGAGAGCATTCCAGCTTCGTGGACAGGCTTAGGTGCGTTAACTAATTCTACTAGTATGTTCCAAAACTGTACCTCTATCGAGAGCATTCCAGCTTCGTGGACAGGTTTAGAGGCGTTAACTAATGCTAGTGGTATGTTCTACAGCTGTACATCCCTCACAAGCATTCCAAATTCGTGGGAAGGCTTAGGTGCGTTAACTAATTCTACTAGTATGTTCCAAAGCTGTACCTCTCTCGAGAGCATTCCAGCTTCGTGGGCTGTCTTAAGCATTACAAATTCGTGGGAAGGCTTATCTAACGTAACTGTTGCTAGTGCTATGTTCTACAGCTGTACCTCCCTCACAAGTATTCCAAATTCGTGGACAGGCTTAGGGGAGGTAACTGATGCTAGCGAGATGTTCGCCAAATGTACCTCCCTCTCAAATTGTGGAACCATGTTCACAGGGCTGGCCAAGGCTACTGAGGTTAGGTATCTATTTGATGGCTGCACAGGTATGCAAGGGGATATACACGCTCTCTACACATACTTGTCTACGAAGCCTATATTCGTTCAATACTATTCATACTGTTTCCGTGGATGCACACAAGCCGTAGGTTACGACTTAATACCTGCTAATTGGAAATAAGGACGCCACATAATGCATATAAAGTAAACTATGATTAATTATATTATACTTAATATGTACAAAGTAAACTATGTTATTAATAATAATATGAACGAAATTCAAAAAATGAAAAGAAACTTCAGAGCTTCAAAAGCTTGGAAGGATTTACAAAGAAAAAAGAAAATCCAACAGCTTGGTTGTTGTGCTGTGCTGATGACTAAGCTAACGAAGACGGCTAATCTTCATCACCTTAATTTAGATGCAACAAAATATACTGATTTATCTAATGAAGATAATTTTGTTTATTTGTCTAATAAAGTACATGATTGCGTACATCTTCTATATGGATCTAAGTGCGGATGGCGTAACGCTATTGGGCGTTTAATAGCAATCTTTGAAAAAATGGACAAAGTAAATAAAACTTAAACAGAATATAAAAACACTTTAATTTATATATATTTATAAAAAAGAGGATAATAAAATGATTCCAAATGAACTGTACGCAAAAATATTACCAGGCGAAAAACTAAACACTTTAGAAGACCTAGGTGATGGCATTTTTATTGACGCTATCTTTTGCGATGGTGCCAATACAAAAATAGCAGCTCTTGCTAGAGACTACCCAAACACACTAGATGGTAACGTGATTCTATCTTCTTTAGAGCCTGCCAATGTAACGGCTGACGCAACAAATGTTTATGACGATGATGATTCGCATACTGTTGAGATAACAACACCAGTTGTCCAAGGGATGTTCAAAGAAGTGTATGTTGATTCAGGAAGCGAACCTGTACGAGTTCATATAACGAGAGGTTAACTTGTATGTATAACCTTGGGCACTTAGGACTTTATAAAAATATTCCGAAAAAAAGGATATTCAATCCTACTCCTGATTATGCTAATGACGCTTATACTCTTTTGCAATATAAGTCGCATCTTCGCAATGAATTTTTAATACCATTAAAGGCAAACGGTGACGGCTCAGGGGTTGCTACTATAAAGCTCCAGAGCTTAGAGACGCAATCTGTCAAGATTACAGGAAATGGAAAGTTTTATACAAGTGCGGCAGGCACAACAGAACTTGGGATTGAAAGCACTATTGGCACAACGCTCAGCAGCTTGTATGTAAAGGTGCCAGCTGGTGAGAGCTGTTACCTTGTGCTTGGTAAGGCTGATAAACTAAGCGGTATTGGAGATACACAAAATAATGTAATCACAGATGGGGCTAATATTCCGTACATTAATTATTGTGCGATTAATTATCCGTTAATTAATTTATATGTAATTAGAACCGATGCACTTTTAAATTCAAGCTTCACGTGTTCAATAAATAACACACCAAACATAACTTATATAAACTTCGATAACAACTTACTTTCAACATTCACAGGCTCGATAGATAGCACACCTAACTTAATACGTCTATCCTTTTATAATAACTTACTTTCGTCATTTACAGGCGATATTGGGAAAATTGTAAAATGTGTTTTTTTGCGTTCACACATAAATACTAATTGTACTTTTACTTATGTTACCAGACGAACTAATTGGCCATCTGTGTATGATACACTTTGGGTTTCTTGTGCTTCTATGACATCAACTATGGTCGATAATCTGCTAATTGATTTAGACGCCAGTGGTGCAATACCTGTGAATGAAAAATTAATAAACCTAAGTGGATTATGCGGTGCTGTGACAGAAGCATCAGCGTCAGCTATTGCAAGCCTTGTATCTAAGGGCTTTACGGTCATCGTAAATGAAACATAAGGAGGACAAGAAATGAAAATAGCACTATCGAAAGGTCAAGGGAAATACATCGGCGATTTAGCTCCGTTCAAATCTTTTGCTGTCAGTATAAACACCGCAGAACCAACTCCGATGACTATTTGTTTTGGAGGAAAAACTTCATGCTCTTTTTTAATCACTAATTCGATTAAAATTAATTTATCTTTAAATGATGAATTGCTCAAAGGGTTCTCTATCATTACAGATGAATTAATTGAAGAAGTCTACATTGATTTTTATGAAGACGAGTTTGAATTAACACAGGAAAATTAAAATGAGTGCGGAAATGTCGGCGGCTATTATTACCCTTATTATTGCTTTAGCTGGATTAATAAAGGGCTTTACTTCTTCTATCAGCGTTGACAACGTTGTAAAGGATAGGGAGAAAACAAAAAGTAAGAGAGACAATGATTTCGGTATTATTTGTCATCGTGTTAATGAGCTTGAAAAATACCAAGAAAAAAACGAAGCTAAACAAAATGAAATCAATAACCAATTATTTTCTAAATTAAATGAAATAAATAATAATGTTATTAAAATTCAAACGATTTTCCAAGAGAGGGAGAAAAAGTGAATAAGAAGCTCAAAAGCCTTGACATAAAAGCAGTTTACGATTTACAGATAAATTCATCTGGTGCGGCTGCTTTAATGAGCTTGGTCGAATTAAAGTCCTTAAATCGTAGATACAAACTAACTTCAGATGTATGGATTAGACTAATTACAGATAAAGGAACTATTTCTTTATTTGCAAAAGAGGGGTTTGTTTTTGATGGGCGTTCTGGTTCTCCGTTACTCGATTGGTACGCCCCAAACCTTGGTTCTTTATATGAAAGAATAATGTGGCTTGTTCATGATTTGCTTGGCTATGCTACGTGTTTAGATTTCAAAACTACTAACAAAGTATTACGTTATGGATTACGTGACCAATGCGTTTATAGAGCATCTAAGGCTTTTATTATAGAAAAGGCTGTTAGCATATCTAAAAGCTGGTTTGGGAGGCCTAAAGAAACTGATTGGTGTTATAACAACATATCAAAATTTAACGTAGCTTTTTTTAGTGAGTGACATAAATGACAAATATTGACATCTGCACAGCCGTAGCTTTTTCTTACTTACGAACACCTTACATCTGGGGCGGTGATAATGAGAAAGGTTTAGATTGCTCTGGCCTAATTCAATTAATCTTTGAGCCCATAGGCCTTGACCCTAAAGGTGATCAGAAAGCACAGGAATTTTATAATTATTATAAAACTAAAGAGTGTAAAACGATTCAAGAAGGATGCGTTTTATTTTTCGGACAAAGTAAAGATAAGATTACACACGTCGCTTATGCTATTAATACTACTTACATGATTGAAGCAGCAGGCGGAAATAGCAAATGCACAAGCGTAGAAATTGCGAACAAATTAAATGCAAAAGTAAAGGTCTCTCCGATAAAAAAACGGAAAGACCTTGTTGCTGTTATTAATTTATTTTGTTAGGGATAAATTAAGTTTTTTTAGCTCTTCTTTCAAATGATTCTCAATTGTCTTTTTATAGTTACGAGCTTCTGTTTTGAAATCCAATTTATTTTTTATGAACTCCACAGAAACACCTGAATTTAATTTGTTCACAATATCAAGGGCTGATAATAACATCCTTTCCCTTGCTTCGTTGTATCGTTGTTTTGCCTTGTTTATTTTATATGTACTCATTTTGTTTTCTCCTTACAATAGTCTAGTTGTTCTTTGTTTAATTTGTCCGCACAGTATTTAAGTGCTGTCCATGGGTCTTCACGAACGCAGTAGTCGAATTCTTCAGAAGTTAATTTATCTGCTCCGAATCGAAGAGCATACGATGGGTTTTCACCGTTTATTTTATAAGTAGTCATTTTTCTTCCTTACTTTGTTTAACATTGAGTTTACCCGCTAGCGTAAGATTTCAAGGTCTAACTCGTTTTTATTCGTATTTCGGCTTATCTCTTGCGGTTCAAATAACACCGTTTGAGCATCATGATCTTTGTACCGTTTGCAGGCAGCTTTATAGTAGTCTGCATCCAGCTCCATCCATGTCAGGTCAAAGCCGAGGTCATGGCAGGCGATGCAGATACTTCCACTTCCGCCGTGGGTGTCGAGGATGCGGTCGCCATTCTTGGCGTAGCGGGAGATGAGCCATTTGTACAGGGCAACGGGTTTCTGCGTTGGGTGGATTTTACCTCCGTCCATATTCATTGGCCTCATTCTAAATGTTCTCGCCACTTCATCGAAAGATGACCACGCAAACTCCGACTCTGAAAAATCCCTGTTATCGTTTTGTTTATCCCATATCATGTATGATTTTGTAGACGGCAAGAAATCGAAAAAGTAATTACCGCCCCATATAATTTGATTTCTTGAAACACGAAAAAGCTCGTCAAAGTATGTTTTATCTGGAACTCCAGAGTCCCAGTTCTTCCCCTTGTCCCATTGTTTGTTTTTACCTGCTCCTCCAGCCATGTTGTCAGCCCCTATCCCATAAGGCGGATCGACAATAGCTAAGTCAAACGCCTTGTCAGGTAATCCCGCCATATATTCCATGCAATCACAATTCAGCATTTCGATCATTTTGTTTTTTCTCCTGTTTAATTTGTTCGCAATTAATACACCTTTGAGAATATTTTTTTTTACATCCCTTACAACACTCATTTCTGAAAAGTGTTTTAACGTCCTCAAAAGTGTAATTAAATCGGTTCATGCCTTAAGTGTCTCTTTGTTCTTTTTCCCTTTTTTAGCTCCGTTAGCTTTACTAGAAAGTTTTTTTAATGGAGAGGTCTTGGAACCGTTGATTCTAGCGGCTTCTCGGACTATCTCGTGATCTTGTAATTCAAATCCACAATTAGGACACTTCATTATTATTCTCCATATTTTCGCTTTCGTATAAGAACAAAGCCCTTCTTGCATTATTCTCAATTTCTTCGATTTCGTATAAAAACAAAGCCCTTCTTGCTTTTGGGAATTCTTGTTCTAGCTCTTCAGAAGAGACTCCTAACTTTTCTATAATATTACTAAATGCAAAGTAATCAGTTGATGCATATAATAAAGATATTTTTCTTGTCTGTTCACCATCATTAAAAAGAATGGTATGGTCTTCGTTGTTTCTCACTAAATTTTTATCAGAGAAAAAATATTTTCTTCCTTCAAACTCATAGTATTTTATTTCTTTAGTTTTATTTTTTTTCATTTTATAAGTTCCTTACTTTATATGCTTTCTAAAAAGGGAGGTCGTTATCTTCGTCAACGCTGTTGTAATCAGCTTGAGAGCTAGATTGATTTTGATCTCTTTTCTGTTCATTTTGTTTTGCTCCTAAAATTTGGAAATTATTTCCATTTATTTCTGTTACTGTTTTTTGTTGTCCGTTTTGGTCTTCCCATTTTCTGTAAGACAGTTCCCCTTCAATAAATAGCGATGAGCCTTTGAAGACAAGCTTCTCTACCAAATCGCCTAGCTTTCCCCAACACACGATGTTATGCCATTGTGTTTTCTCTTTGTATTCCCCAGCAGCATCTTTATACTTTTGAGAAGTTGCTAAAGAGAAAGAAACCTTCTTTGTTCCAGTTGTTGTAATCTTTGTTTCTGGGTCACGGCCTACATTGCCGATTAACATTACTTTATTCATATATGCCATTATTGGCTCCTTTGTTTGATTTGTAAATTAGGTTGAAGCAGTTGTTATGTGTTTTTGGACCTTTTAACGAACGACTCTTTCAACTTGTAATATTCCTTGCAATCTGGGTTATTGCATCCTTGGCCGTTTTTAGCCTCTTTTTTACCGCAACACTGGCAATGTGGAGCATTAAACATATGATGTTATTCCTTTGTTTGTGTGTGTGTGAATTAGGTTGAAGCAGTTGTTCGGTGTTTTTGGCATCTTTCTGTTTATCTTGCTCAATCATCTTCCTGATTTCTCTATCAAGTTGTCGGAAGCGAACGTCAAAAAGCAGTTCTTGTTCTGCCTCAAAGCATTCCGATTCTGTTGGTTCCGTTAAAAAAGGCATTTATTACTCCTTAGTTTGTGTGTAATTAATCAATTATCCCGACGTGTGGGATCTTATTTTCAATGATTGCAATGACTATAACCCTTGCCGTTTCTTCGTCTAGTAAGATGTTTTTTGAAAAACAGTTTTCTATTAACGCCTCTTTTATTTGCGTTTTGGTTTCACGTGAAACTAATTTACCTGCATTACTTTGTGTGTAATTTTGTTTTTGATTTTTTGCTACTGCTTCTTTTAGCTTTTGTTCTGCTTCTTGAATCCTTTGATTTGCTGCCTCCTCGGCCTCTTTCCTTGCTTTTTCTGCAGCTTCTATTCTTGCTTTTGCTAACTCTTGTTCTTGAATTATTCTTTGAGCCGCTTCTTTTTGAGCCCTTAATTCTTCTAATTCTTTTTGTTCTGCCTCTTTTTTCCTTGCTGCTAAAAGGAATTCATTAAGTTGTCTCATAGAATCAGCAATTGACTTAGATGCATCTTCAAAAGATTCTTTCCAATAATCAATTCCTTTTTCTCGCAAGTCCGCAAGCTTTGCAATCTGTTCTTCAATGCCCACAGAGTCATATAACATAGCCTGTGCTGGGATGTTGTCAATCTCTGCTATTTGTTCTTGTCTCTTTTCAATGTCTACAATGGGCTTAAGAACATCTTCTTTTAGCTTATCTAATGTATCCTTTACCTCTTTTCTAGTAGCATCTATTAGCTTAGGCTTTGCTTTCAATTCTGCTGCAATTTCTTTCCCTTTCTCTTCAATTAGATTTCGAAGAGTAGAAATCTTTTTTGCCATTGACTTAATTTGTATGCATCCCTCTTTAGTTGTTGGGTCAGCGACCAGACCACGGCTAATTTTTTGAGCGTCAATCAAAACTTGACGAAAGTTTTCTTTGTTTAGAAAAAGCTCTTCCCAGTTGGTTACTTTTCCGACAAGCTCGAATTTATCAGCGTTCAAACTGATTATTGAATTTATTTCTATTTGTTCGTTTTGATTTTGGTTCATTTTATTTTCTCCTATTGTTTAAATTCTTCTTTAATATTTTCTAAAATTGTGATTGCAAAAAGCAACCCAGTGATTTGCTTTTCAGTGCATTTCTTTTTTTGTTTTTCTAATTCTAAAAGTGCCAAATCGAAATCTAAAACTAATTTTGATTTTTCTATTAGAGACTCGACTTTAGCATCATTACATGATTTTCCAACGCAGTTAGTTCCATTGTATTTGCAATATTTGCAGTTGCCGCAATTATCAAAAAAATCTTTTAATAAATCAATGCTTACTTCTATTTTCATTATAGCTCCCTGATTAAGTTAATGACACTTTTTGTCACTTCCGATACTGAATTGTATCTGCCTGACAAAGATTTTACTTTATCTGCAATTTTTTGCGGAACGCTTGCGGACGTGTGAACAACGGCTACCCCATTGTTATTATAGACTTTGAAAGCCATGCCGTTAATTGCGATTGTTGTTTTAAGTTTCATTTTGTTTTCTCCTGTTTTTTATTTCTTTCTCTTTCTTGCTATCTCTTTCATCACTTTCTAAACTGATTCTAAAGATTATTAAAGACAGTATAAAAGAAAGCAAGATTGTTATTATAACTAAAAGGGCCAACAACATCCTTAGTATTTCTACATTATCCATTTTTAATACTCCTTAAAAATCAGCCTTTATTTTATCCATAGCCTCTTTAATTTGTTTGTAAACCTTTCCATAAGATTCTTCAGGTACATCCTCGGCACGCTCGTACCCAGCAGCTCCCAAAAGGTTAACAAATGATTCATGATCAATAGCTGCAAGTTTTTTCATCGAGTCAAGAAACCCTTGCCTTCTATCAACTGGTTTTTTCTTTATTTGTTCTGTTTCTTCTGTGCTATGTTCTTCTGAAAAAACGGGCTTCTCATAGTCTTCTATATCTTGAGTG